CCCGTCTGTGTATATTTCTGGGGACGTCATCTTTACCATATAAGCTCCTGAAATCTTTATTTTTATAAAAACAGTTTCACGTCCATGGACGCGCGGACCAACAAGATGTACACAAGGGTGTGAAGGAGTAAGCCCCGAGTTGTCGGGCACCCGTTCGCCTGTGAAATCTGACCGAGAAGGCCACCGAGAATTTTTTGGGTGAATTTATAAGTGGCCGGGTGGATCACCAAAATAAAAATAAAAGCTGAGAAGATACTGATCTGCCATTTCTTGTAACTGGAGTCTGACATATTTTTTTTATACTATTATCCCAGATATTTTTATATTTTTATTAAAAAAATATTTTTTTGAACTATTGTTCATGTTGAAATATAAAATACAGTTTTTTATTTTATATTTTAGATTTCTGTCTGTTACCAAGTTTGTCAGATCATAATAATTTAGAGTGCGGTCTATTTTATGTTCTGGACTTCTGTCAAGTGTGTCCAGGTACCTGACGATTCTTGAATACTTCCCTATGTCAATAAGGGACGCGTCCGTTCTCAGTCTGGAATCCAAATTAGTTTTAACAAATGCGTCAATTATTTTCCTGTAATCATCGACACTTGAACTATTGAGTAACGCATTTGTTAAAAATCCTGTATTGTGGGACAGGGTCGAACATCCTATAAAAAAATTAGTTTTTCCGACAAGTGGTGTTAACATGTCCGTCTTTGATGAATACGATACGTCAAGGACAAGTAGGTCAAGACCGAATATGTTTTCAAACGTGTTTGGGTGTACACTACCACTTGACCCTCCATAATATAAAATATTTTTTTTGGTTTCGTCGTAAAAAGTATTGTACAGTCTCTCAATCTCACTTTTTATATTTTCGGAACTAAAATTTATTTTTTCAATCGGTTTGATGTTACAAAAATTGTCCACGACCTCAATAGAAAATCCAGCCTCTAAAAATTTAGAGTAGTACAACACGTGAACGGTAACACCGGACGTGTTTTTAAAAAGTCCGTACACGCGCATGTCAAATGAGGACTGGATATGCTCACACACAAGTATCATAACGTTTGACATTTTTGTTTTGTTTTTAAAAATTTTTGTAAATTTTAAAAAAAAAAGTTTTTTTTTTGATTTATTATTTGGATGCGCCATTCTTTTAATTGGAGAACGCGAGACCGCCCATACCGGACTGGATGCGCAGAACGTTGTAGTTCGTGGCAAACATGTGCATCGTGGTAAGCGCGAACGCGTTGGCCTTCAGTTTAACCTCAACCTGCGCGTTATCAATGCGAGAGAAGTTGCACGTGCCGGTCGGCTGGTGCTCCTCCGGCTTCAGCGCGAACGAGTACGCGTAGACACCCGGGTACGGCGCACCGGAGTGGTGAGCCCAAGGCTGGACCTGGTTGAAGTACTTGCCTTTCTGCTCTTTGAAGCGGTCCTGACCGTTGAGAATCAGCTTAAACGTCTCCAGAGGACCGAATGACAGACCCGTACCAGTGGCTACACCATCCTCGACCCACGCGTTGGATGAACCTTGACCAGAGCCAATTGTGAGGTTAGCCGTCAGCATCTGGGGCACGCCACAAGCGGCAGACCGGGTTGCACGTCAACACGACATTATTGGATGGAGCCGCATTGCTGGTAAAGTTCCAGGCGTACGCGTTGGCGGACCCGCCGTCATTAAAGCACCACATCAGCTCTTTGACCGGGTGGTTGTATGACAGGCGCACCTGTTTGGTGCCGGGTGAGACGGTGTCCGTGCCAGTGTGCTGAACCTGCTCAATCAGGTACTCGTGACCTTTCTGGGCAAAGCGGCGGCGCTCCTCGGTATCCAGGTACACGTAGTTACCCCAGACTTTCAGACCCGACGTGGTGCTAAAGTAAGCTGCATATGAATCGGACAGGTCAATGTCAAGGCGGACCTCGTGGTACTGCAGGGCAATCAGAGGCAGGTACAGGCCGGCATTGCGGTTGAAGAAGAACAGCAGAGGCAGGAAAACAGACTGGGACTCGGGGGTCGGGCAGGTCGTCATCTTGGCATACGCCGATTTGCGGGTCTCGTCGAGCATCAGCTCGGAGTACAGGCGCCACCACATAATGTAGTGCTTGTCAATGCGCTGACCACCGATGCTCAGCTCAACCGCCTTCACGGCACGCTCCGCGGCCCACACACCGGACCGCACGGTCGGATCACCGGCGCGGTGGCTCAAGCCGGTGACGGTCGTCAGTTCCAGGAACATGTCACCGATCAGATCACCGTTGCGGGCAATGGTGACCGACACTCGGCCGCTGTTACCGGCCGAGCCGTTCACGGTCTGCTCGATGGTCTCCATGGCGAAGTTGGTATGGCGTTTGTACACGGCCTGGAAGAAGGTGACTTTGGGGGTGCCAGTCAGGTAAACGTCCTGGGCACCGTAAGCGACAAGTTGCATCAGACCACCAGCCATTTTATTTTTTTAGTTGTTATCCTATAAGGTCAACATTTTATTTTGGCCTAGAAATTTTTCACGCGCCCCTGCGGAAAAATATAAATATAATTTTTCTTTACTATAAAAATATACGTGAAAAATGTCCAAGAAAATTAAATCAGTTGTCCCTGCTGAGGAGGAGGAACCCGAGGAGGAGGAGGAGGAGGAGGAAGGCGAGGACCTTGATGGGGACGACGACGACGAGGACGACGAGGACGAGGACGAGGACGAGAATTTCATGGACACTTCGGATATCCTGGTGAGTCTCCTGAGTACAGAAGAGGGTGACAATGTGTGCACGGCCCTGGTGAAAATTGGAACCCAGTTAGAGATTCAGAACAAGATAATGGTAAAGATACTCAGTGCCCTGAATAATTTTAAAAAATAAAATTTTCTCTGCTACAAACTATTAAAAAAAAATATGGGTGCCACCGATAATGAATCTAAGATTGAAGGTCTAAAATCGCAAGTCAAAGACATGACGACCGAAAATCTTCTTATATTCATTACTCAATTAGAACACAAGTGGGGTCTCGACTGTAAAAATGACTCAAGCGCACCGATGCGAATTGCGTTTGAGGCATTTTACAAAGAAAACGAACTCGGCGAAAACGGATATCCGATAAGCATTGACATTGAAAGGATCGTCGATCAGCACACGCGAACAATGCACGTGATGTACGAAATGCACCACAAATCGGTTGCTCTTTCTATCGACAACGACGAGTCGCCCGATATCAATGACGATGAATTCACGGTGCGATCTCGCATTAATAGATTGATATCTATAGCGGGCGAATCATACGATTTTGTAAAATTTCACCATCGCGGCATCGAATGTAGAAATCACCCGACCATGATACCTATTCCCGACCCCTCAACTGCCCTGTTTGGCCGCACGACAAGTAATTACGATGATATAAGCTCGTACCAGCAGCTGCTTATATCAATGCTCAACGTGACCTACAAAAACAATTATCGCAGGTACAAAGGCCAGTGCTGTAAACAAATAGTGACCGGGGACGGGTTCGATACCCGGGCGTGGAGACCGATTATGGACGTGGCCACACTCGTGTACGATGTGGCCCAAAAAGAAAGCCGATTTGAAGTCTGGAAAAACCTGACCGCAAAAGGCAACTCGGCCCGGGACTGTATTAAACACTTGGCCGAGTGCAAAGATTCCCAATTTCCGGAAATCAAAAAGACCAGGCACGTGTGGTCATTCAGCAACGGTCTATTTGACTGTAAAGTCCTGAACCCAAAAGCCGGAAAATGGGAGTGTCGTTTTTACCCGTACACTGGTGACGATTTCAGGTGCCTTGATCCGCTGATCGTGAGCGCCAAATATTTTGATAAACATTTCAATAATTTTGACCATATTGACAACTGGAAGGACATCCCTACCCCCAATTTTCAGTCTATTCTAGATTATCAGGATTTTACGGGCGAAATTGGATCGTGGATGTACGTGTTTGGAGGACGAATGTGTTTTGACGTGGGCGAACTGGACAGCTGGCAGGTGATTCCGTTTCTGAAAGGTATCGCCAGGTCCGGCAAATCGACAATCATAACCAAAGTGTTCAAGAAATTCTACGAGTCCGAAGACGTCCGGACCCTGTCCAACAACATCGAGCGCAAGTTCGGGCTCTCGAGCATCTATGACGGGTTCATGTTCATTGCGCCGGAAGTAAAAGGCGACCTGTGCCTGGAACAAGCCGAGTTCCAGTCGCTCGTGAGCGGTGAAGACGTGTCGATCGCGTGTAAGTACGAAAAAGCAAAATCGGTCGAGTGGAAAACGCCAGGTATTTTAGGAGGCAACGAGGTCCCGAACTGGAAAGACAACTCGGGCAGTGTGCTGCGCCGCATGCTGCCCTGGAATTTCGCAAAACAGGTCCAAGAGGCCGACCCGCACCTCGACGAGAAGCTGGACCGCGAGCTGCCGGCCATCATGCTCAAGTGTATCAGGGCCTACCTGGAATACGCGCAGAAATACAGCGACCAAGATATCTGGAACGTCGTCCCTGAATATTTCAAGAAAATCCAGAACCAAGTCGCCATGGTCACAAACAGCCTCCAGAATTTCCTGTCGTGCGAAAAAGTGGTGTACGAGAAAGAGCTGTACTGCCCGCAGAAGCTTTTCATTCAGGTGTTCAACCAGCACTGCCAAGAGAACAATCTCGGGAAATTCAAGTTCAACTCGGACTTTTACGCCGGGCCATTCAGCACGCGAAAGCTGGAGGTGCGAACCGAGGCCCGGACGTACAAAGGGCGCGCGTACCCTTCCCAGCCTATTATTTTTGGGGTGGATGTGGTCGACGACACGGTTCAGTTTTCCGAAGATTACTAAAAAAAAATAATAATATTGAATGTATGGTAAACATGTCACTCACAAACAGAAACAAGAATGCGGTGCGGAATAAACTTCTAAACCAGATGGGCGTTACGGGATACGAGAAATGGCTTCAAAACCAGGGCCAGCCGCCAAAAGGCGACGGGCCAAAAATATACAAGTTTGCGTCTGAACTCTACGGGCCTCCTTTAACTAGGGTCACTCTTTCGGAAGTGGAAAAAGACAAGCGGTTCAGGGCCTTACAGAAACTGGGTGTCAACCCCGAACTGGTGATCCCAATGCTGAGCGGAATCGTGTTTGCGCGCGCAAACAACAAAAAAGCGGGCCGCGTCAACTCGCCGGTCGCGGTGGACGTGTCAAGCCTGCGCCTCACGCTCTTCAATGCGACCGTCGCAAATAAAGACCGGGACGTGGACCTGATGAGCATCGTCGGGAGCGTCAAGCTTCCGTTCAAAAAGAAGAAATACTCGAACGGGTACACGGTGGAAGTGGTGGAAGTGAAGGCCAGGCACGGCAAGTTTCAGACCGCGTTTGAAATCACGGACGAGTACGTCTTTAAGAGCAAGAAAAACAACGTCAACATAAACG